TACGAACAAGAGATAAGTTATCCGAAAAAGTTTTCGGGAAAAGGGGATCTAGATCCTATTATGCAGACCAATGGTCAGTTAATGGGTTCTACTCTCTCTTTCCCTATACTTTGTACGGTTAACCTCGTAGCGTATTGGGCGGCTATGGAAGAGTATTTTGGAAGACAAATAGCTCTCCATAACCTTCCGGTCTTGATCAACGGCGACGACATTTTGTTTAGAGCCAATGATGACTTCTATCGTATCTGGTTAAGTAAGATCACTCAAGTTGGATTCGAACTTTCTTTAGGAAAGAACTACGTCCATAAGACCTTTTTCACTATTAATTCTATGGGCTTCCTGTTTAACAGGGGCACAGAGAGTTTCAGTGAAATTGGTTACTTGAATGTCGGACTTTTAACTGGACAAACGAAGTTGGGGAAGCGCAAGAAGGAACTTCTTCCCGTCAACTCTACCTATAACGAAGTTATAAGTGGAGCTCACGACAAGTACCGCGCTCATCAAAGGTTTATGCATTACAACAAAAAGGACGTAAGAACGTGTACACAGGCAGGACAATATTCTCTCTTTGTGTCTCCTTTCTTGGGTGGTTGTGGCTTTAAGCTACATCCTGAGATCAGACCTCATGTGTATTTCACTAATTTTCAATCGAAGTTAGCGTCATACATATACCAAGAGGTCTTATTGAAGACACACCAGAGTGATTACGAGCCACTTAAGGCTCTGTCCTACCGTATACCGGCGTTACAAGATTCCATTATCAATAAAAATGTGAAGAGGAAGCTGTATCATCACGGTTTCTATCGATTTATTCCCCTAACTCAACCCAACAATTTCAATCAGTTGGACATACCATCTAGTAACTCGAGTCCCTACTTTAACGTAGGTTCGATTGATACCGAATCACACCCTCTGGAAATTAAGATCTTTCCTAAAAAGACTTTACAGTCTTTTAGAAAGGAGCTTAAGAACCATGAAGGTCTGGTTCGTTATCATAAAAAGATGAATGAACTTTTTCTTAATCTTCAAGTTAAAGTTGTTGAGGAGAAGGCTGATGATACTATACAATTTAAAGTCCCCGAGGGCCTCATCATGGATGAGTACCTGGAGTAGAACCTGGGTATCGACCCGAACATGTCGTTAAACTGTTCATGGGGTTAGGATTCTTAATAAGACCAAAACTATTATTTTAGTGCTATCCAGAATGCCAAGAGACCGCACGGCTCTATCTTATACGTAGTCCTTTGCGCGCTTCCTCTGATAGGAAGGTAAGCCGTAGGACTAATTATAAGAGAATCCTAATGTACGGTCCACTGTTGTTAATCAGTGGATCCCATACAAAATTAACTTTAAGTATAGTAAACTACAACCATGAATAAATCAAAAGCACAGCTTCCAAAGAATTCAAAAGTGTCCCAAAATGGGATGACCAAAGTCAACGCTCCTGTAGCCAAAGGCATTATTCAAAGATTTACTAAACCTCGGTTTAGCATGCCTAAGAATAATGGTGATGGTAGGGTGAGGATATGTCATAAGGAGTACATTGCCGAAGTAAACGGTTCTGTCCTCTTTACGTCACAAGAGTTCGGAATTAATCCCGGACTTCCTCTATCTTTCCCTTGGCTGTCCACCATGTCAACCGGTTATGAGTCATATAAATTCACAAAACTTAAGTACGTTTATGAATCTACATCTCCCACAACCATTGCTGGTGCAGTTATCATTGCAGTTGACTTTGATGCGGCGGACTCAGCTCCAACTACCAAAACTCAAATCATGGCTTATCACAATGCAGTGAGAGGTCCCGCTTGGGAATCCTTCTCATATACATGTGACAAGGCTGATTTGGCGAAATTCAACCAAAGGTTTATTCGCAATGGTAAGTTGAAGAATAGTCAAGATATCATTCTCTATGATGTCGGTAATGTCTTTGTTGCAACAACAGGACAAAGCACCACAGCTGCCGTGGGTGAACTTCACGTTGAGTTCGAAGTGGAATTAATAACTCCACAGCTCGATCTCACCGCGCATGCTACAGCCACGTCAGCCAAGGTTTCCGGCCTAGGCACCATTACAACCTCTAACTGGTTGGGTACATCTATCGTTAATACGGGAGGTGTACCGGTAACGCTTTTCACGTCACCTTATGGTCTTGATATCTTGGTTCCAGGTCAGTATCAGTTAACTCTGTCACTGACTGGATCTGGGTTCTCCGCGTCCACACCAACGGTAACATCCGTTGGTAATACTGTCACTTATTTGACTGGTTCCAATACGACTGGAGCTGCCACGTACGTCTTTCTTGCACAGATTGATGTACCGGCATCTCCTATCGCTATTAGCGGTCTAACAACTGGCACTATTACCACCTCGATCTTACGCATAGCTCACTATGCTGTATCGTTGGGATAACTTTTGAATCCTCTTCACACCTGCTCATATATGCTCCTTTCTACGGAGTACTGTGTGTTGGTGAAACCACACAGCATCGGCGCACCCCGCGCCCGATGTTCACATCGATGCCTTAATTCACGTTTAAAGTAAGGCTAGGACATAAACA